ATGACCCGGCCTATTGACATGAACAGCGAACTCTTCCTGGATTTCGAGACAACAAGCAAGACGGACCTGAAGTTGCACGGCTTAGGGCGCTATCTCGCCGATCCGACGACGCGCGCCTACTGCTTCACGTTTCGTCTGCCAGGAATGGCCGCGACTGATCTGTGGACCGAGCGCGAGCCCGTGTCGGCACATATCATCCGGCACATCGAGAGCCGCCGCCCACTGGTAGCGCATAACGCGCCATTCGATTGGTCGATCTGGAATCGCATCCTGCGGCGCGACCGACCCGAGCTGCCCGAATGGACGATTGCGCAGACGCGATGTAGCGCAGCGCGCGCCCGTTACAACGGCCTGCCGGGCAGTCTGGAAGACGCCTGCGAAGCGCTGAACTTGCCCGTCCAGAAGGACACCGAGGGCGGCAAGATCATGATGCAGATTGCGCCGCACCCCGAACGCAGCGAACTGACGCACCCCGAGCTGTTCGCGCGCGTCTACAAATACGCGCTGATCGACACGGACGCGATGTATGGTCTGTGGCACGCGACGCAGCCGCTGCCGGCCCGAGAGCAGGCGTTTTTTGAGCTGGACATGCAGGTCAACGAACGGGGCTTCGGCGTCGATCTTGAAGCCGCTGTCGCAATGGAAGAGCTGAAGGCACTCGCCGAAGTGCAGCTCGATTACCAGATGGCCGTCGCGACTGCTGGCGCCGTGCTCAGCGTCAACGAAATTGGCAAGCTCAAGGCGCACGCAAGCTCATTCGGCCAGGAGCTGGACGACGCCGGGCGCGAAGCGCTCAAGACGCTCTCTGACAGCGAGAGCCTGGCGCCCGAGCTGAAAGAGCTGCTGAAGCTGCGCCTGGACGCGTCGCGCACGCCAAAGAAACAATCGGCCATCCTGCGCGCGCACGTCGGGGGTCGCATCCATCACTCGACCAAGTGGTACGGCGCGCTATCGGGCCGCTCGACCGCTGCAGGTGCTGGCGGATTGCAATCGCTCAACTTCGCGCGCCCTCGGCCTGGGCGCAAGCCCGAGGACTGCGAGGACTACCTGGCGGCAGTCAAGCGCCGCGACATGGCCTATCTGTCGTCCGAAAAAGTCGGCCCCGCGCTCGCCGCGATGGCCGATGCGCAACGCGCGCTGGTGTGCGCCACAGAGCGCGATTGCGTCCTCGTGGGCGCCGACCAGACCGGCATCGAAGCCCGCATGGCACCCTGGCTGGCGAACGACGAGGCGATGCTCCAGGAAATCGAGCAGGGCATCGACGGCTACAAAGTCGAGGCCGCCGCGATCTACGGCATCGAGGTCAAGGACGTCAGCAAGGACCAGCGCCAGGAGGGTAAGGTGGTCCGGCTGTCGCTAGGTTTTGGCGGTGGCGTGGGTGCGCTGGACAACATGGCCGAGACCTACGGACTGCACATCCCGCGCGAGAAGCAGGAGGTCATCGTCGAGAGCTATCGCGCGCGCCGGCCCGCGTTTGAACGCTGGTGGTCGGCGCTCGAATACGCGGTGCTGGTGGCGCTGGATCAGCCCGGCAAACCGGTCGAGTTGCCGACCGGGCGCGGCTTCTGCACCGTGACGACATTCCTTCGCGATGACCGTGCTTTGCGCATGATCCTGCCGTCCGGCCGAACGATCAGCTACCACAACGCCCGGTTGCACCTGGAGCCGGGGACGAGCGTGCCGATTGCGATCTATGACAAGCCTGAGGGCTACGTCGAGACGCTGGACCGCAAGATTCTGTCGAACAACCAGACCCAGGGCCTGGCGCGCGACAGCTTTTGGGAAGTCATGATCGATGTCGCACCGGTCGAGAACATCGTTCACCACGTGTATGACGAAGTGATTCTCGAAGTTCCCGTCGAGCGCGCGCAGCTTCGCAAGGAGCAACTCGTCCAACGAATGCACATCGCACCGAAGTGGGCGCCGGGCCTGCCCATCGCCGCTGCGGGCTGGGTGAGCCACTGTTGGAAAAAGGATTGACGGCATTTTGACAAGCGCCGACACTATCCCTATACTGCACTGCATATCCGTTCGGGATCTACACCATGACCCAAGCCACCGAAGCTCTGAAGCCCGCCGATTACCTGACGCTACCGCTCGCGCTGTTCACGATCACGGACCTGACCGACGCGCTCGGCATCGACCGCGCCGCCGAGGTGCTGGGCTGCAATCGCCGATACATCTACACGGTGCGTAACTCCAATGCGCTCGCGAACGCTCGCGTCGCGCAGCTCATCTACGCCGTGGGTGTTGATGAGGCGGCCTGCCGGCAGCGCCTCGTGATTCAGCGCGTCAAGCTGCAAGACCGCCAGCGCCGGAACAAGCTGGCGACCATGGCGGCCGTCTGACTGCTTTTAAAGCAGCGCAGCGATTTCTTTAATTTCTCACCACCACTGACAAACGACCATGCAATTCATTTTCAACTCCCTGGACGAACTAACCCAGTTCCTCGAATGGATCGGCGCTGCACAAGGCGCACGCTTCACCGAGGCGCCCGTTCTCGGCGCGGTCGTCAACCACACTGCCAAGCAGGCCGAGCGGCTCGCCGATGCGCTGGCCGACACTATCGACGATGACGACGGCGATAACAGCCGCGTCAATCCGTTGGCACTGACCGGCGATGGCGAGCAGTCCGCCGAGCCGACCAAGCGCAAGCGCCGCACAAAAGCCGAGATGGAGGCCGCTCGCGCCGCCGAAGCCGCCGCCAGCGCGCCTGACGAGCCCGTGGCGATGCCGACGACTGCCGAAGGTGTGCCGCCCTCGGCGAATCCGTTCGCAGCCGTGGCGGCCGTCCCTGCGCCCCCTGCGGCCATGGTCGAGACACGCAACGCTGACGGGTCCGTGACCACTGCACCCGCGCAGACGCCGGCTGTCGAATCTGGTGTGGTGACGCAGAAAGCCCACCTTGAGTACTGCAAATCGTTCATCGCGGCCAAGGGCCTGAGCGCCTACAACGACACGGTGAAGGCCGTTGGTGCGACGAACGTGCTCGCGTTCACCGACGACCAGCGCGCGATGCACGTCGCGATCATGACCGGTGCCTTGGCCTGACACCATGCAGCTCCGGGAGGCGCTGCTTGTTCAAGGCCCGTCGCTGGCGCTGCAACGCGCCGCCAGCGACGAGATAGCGCGGCTCGACGCGCGCGTGCGCGCACTGGAGGCGCTTGTCGAGGGCGTGACCTATGGGCTCAGCGACGCAGGCAGTCCGCCGCGATTCGATGCAGAGCATCGAGTGCCGGATGTCGAGCGGCGCCGTCGCTAGCTTTGCGCTGCACGCTGTATGCAATCGCCGCTGCCTGCTTCGGGTCCTTGCCGGCCTGAATCTCGGTGGCGATGTTCTTCGAGCGCGCCGCGTTGCTGCTGCCTTCGATGAGCTTGTCTTGCGCGATCTTGGGCATGGCGGCTAGCTCCTTCGCGAATGCAGGGTGCAGCGGTTTTGGTAGATCGTCAAAGGGCGCCCAGCGCGCCGCCGTGTGCTCGCCATTCAGCGCCGGCCGAAACGGCTTGTCAAGCGACGCGCCGAAGGCCACGAAGCCATCGTCGGACGTCCACAGGCGCCGTTTCGGGCCGGTATAGCTGAAACCAGTCTCTTCGCGTACTTCGCGCGTCGCTGCGGCAGCTGCGTTCTCGTCCTCCTCGATGTGGCCGCCTGGCAGGCCCCAGGTGTTCGGGTGGTCCTTGGCCGTCGCTGCCCGCTTGAGCAATAGCACGCGCCCGCCAGCGACAAAAAGGACGCCAGCGGCGCGGATGTCGGCCACGGTCATAGCGGCGAGATTTGCAGCCGTTCGAACACGAGCGTGATGGCTGCGGGCTGGAGAATCTTCTTCCCGGCCGGCGCCTTGTAGGACCGCATGAAACCAGTCTTCAGCTCGTAGCGGCGGCTGAGCGCAGGGATCGTTACCGTCAGGTTTGAGGCCAGCTTCGTGCGGTTCGACTGCTCGTATTGGTAGACGTTCTCGAACAGCGTCAGGCTGGGCGAGTCAGCCTGGAGCGTGATCGAGAACGGGATCGGGTTGAACACGAAACCCGCCGACAGCTTGCCGTCGATGCCCATCGAATATTCGCCGTTTTCGACGGCATCGGAGTCATAGGCGTCGTCCGCCGAGTAGCCCTGGAGCCGCTGCGCGGCCGGGTAGAGCGCCTCGACGGAGAGCAGCAGGGCAGAGTTCGCAACGGTGAGCGTGCCGGCCATGTTGTTGGCTCCTTAGATGACGGCGATAGACCGGACGGTGATTTGCTGAATTGAGCCGCCATCGACGTACCACAGGTATGCAGTCGGCGTCGTGCGTTGCTGGCGAGCCTGCGACGGGTTGCCCGGATCGGCGATCAGCAAGTACCACCCGCGCGTTTGCAGCACATTCGCGACGTCGCGGCCGGCCTGCGCGTTGACCTGCTGGATTTGCGACTGCGACAGCGTGACGCCCGAGCGGATGATGCCGGCCGTCACGGCGTTGTCGATGACCGGCAGCGCGTTGTTGTAGATCGCGCTGTAACCGTCCTGGTTGTACGGAATCGAGTTGTAGGCGAGCAGGCCCTCCCACAGCGCGCGCTGAAGCTCGCGGTTCAGATAGACCTGATCGATGTACGTGTCGACCCACAGGAATGCCCCGCTGATCGAGCCAGCGTAGCTGACCGTGTACGCGTTGGCTTGGTTTGCGTAGGCGCCCAGGTACGTGTACTGATTCGACAGCAACGCGTTGGCGGTCGCCAGGTCGGTGACGGTCGCGGCCGGTGCCGAGTTGAACTGCCGGAAGGCGGCCGTCGTGCGACCGTTCGGGACGCTGAAATTGACACCTGCAACGTAGCCCATGAGCGCGCCGGCCAGGGCCTGCGTGCCGTACACCGGCCACGTGCCCTGGTAAGGGGCGGCGAACGCCTGTGCGCCGAACGACGCGGCATTGTTGGCCGATGTCGAGGCGGCGTCGGTATCCCAGCCGAGATACACGTACTGGTAAGCCTGCCCGCTGTTCCACGAGGCATAGGCGAGCCGGTCATTCAGCGACGCCGCGTAGGCCGTCGAGAAGACACCCCAATTGGTGTCCAGCGTGACAACGCGATTCATTGCGCTCGCGGGCGTGTCGGCCGCGATGCCGACCGTCGCGATGTACGCACCGGCCGAGCTGGCGAGTCGCACACCGGGTGCCAGCGTGCCGCCGATGTCAGTGCTGGTCTGCGTCGGCCCGCCTGTCAATGTGAGCAGCGTATAGCGATTGCGTGTTGCGTCGTATGCAATGTTGAACGGCTGCGCGGTTGCAGGGGTGGGGGCTGCGGGGCCGCTCGGTCCGATCAGCAGGCCGGTCGTCGGCAGCACCCAGGGCGTGCCGATGGCGATGGGCGTAGCGTTTTGCTTGTAACCGCCACCGCCAACACCAGTTGTCGCGTAGACGTAGGCATTCCACCCGATGGCGCCAGCAGGTGGGCTGCTCGGGCTGGCGTAGCTCGGTCCCTGGCCGCCTGCGAGTACGCTGCTCGTGCCGACCGAAGCCAGCGACTCGCCTGTTGCTGTGACCCAGGTGGCACGCAGAAAAAAGTTGCCACCGGGCGAACCTGCGACCGAGACGCCCGTAACGGTACCGTCAGTTGGCGGCGTGATGCCGATGGTACCGACGAGGCCCGTGGTGGGCATGGTCCACGCCGTGCCGATGGGAATCGGCACGGCGTTTTGTTTCGTCTCACCTCCGCTGGATGTCCAGACAAACACGTTCCAGCCTGTCGCGCCGGCAGGTGGGGTTGTAGGTGCAGCCACGACAAGCACGTTGTTCGCCGAGACAGCCAGCGATGTCTCCGGTGTCTGGAGCGATTCGCCCTGAGCGTTCACGAACGAGGATTTGACGTAGTACGTCGCACCCGCGAGCGAACCGCCTGCGACTTGAGACAAGGTGCCGTTTGTAGAGAGCTGCGCAGGCATGCCCGTGCCGCCCTGGTACAGCCCGGTAGTGGGTTCGGTCCACGCCGTACCGACCGCAATCGGCGTACCGTTTTGCAGGGTCTCGCCGCCTGAAGTGCGGGAAACGTAGACGTTCCAGCCCGTCGCACCAGCCGGTGCGCTGCCGGGTGACGCGACATTCAGCACATTGAAGGCACTGGTTGCAAACGATGTCTCGGCGCTAGCGATGGATTCGCCCAGTGCCGAAACCCAGGTGGATTTGACATAGTAGGTCGTCGCGGCAAGCAGGCCTGTCGCGGTCTGGCTAAGAGCACCGTTCGCCAATGGGCTGGCCGGCAAGAATGCAGCCTGCATGAGCGTCGCAGCGTTGCCGAAACTGGTCGCGCT